CTCAACAAAGCGTCAACGATAACCCTGTCTGAAGGAGGGACCAAGGCAACCTGTTCTAGCACTGGCAACGTGGTGTCTACACAGGCGATCCACGGCACCGGGAAATATCAATTCGAGATGCTTTACACGGCTGGCGGCACAAGTGGCGCGGGTGCTGTTATGGGCATTTACAAAACCACAGAACCGCCCACAACGCGGGTAGGGAACACGGCGGGGGATTATGTCGCCTATGCCATGAATGGAACCCGCTACGACAGCACTACGTCTGACACAGGCAACCCAGCACCGGCGACCGGTTCCATTATAACGATGACATATGATGCTGACACAGGCGCATTGGAATGGTTCGATGATGGTGTGTCTATCTACACATACACGGCGACCGGTCTAGCAGAAGAAGACGTTTATTTCTTTGTCGGGGATCGTGCCACAACGGGCGCTGCCTTAGACGTATCTGTTAGGTTTGAAGAAGACCTATTGACCCACCCACAGACGGACTTCAAAGCACTTAATAGTTTCAACAAACCAGAAGCGCCAACTGTGCAGGGTTCTGATGTTTTTAACGCCGTTCTTTATACGGGCAACGGGTCAACCCAAGATGTTACAGGTGCTGGCTTCCAAAGTGACCTTAACTGGATCAAAAACCGAAGCGCCGCTGATAGCCATGTCCTTACAGACGCTATTAGAGGTGTAGGGCAAATACTCTCTTCAGACACAACAGCAGCAGAAGCAACCGATGCTGATACTGTTACGGCTTTTGGTGTGGATGGTTTCTCCATTGGCGCAGATGTAAAGGTCAACACCAATACTGAAAATTACATATCTTGGAACTGGAAACTAAGTGATGCTTTTGCCATCGTATCGCGTACTGGCAATGCTACTGACAACACGGCTGTTGCTCACGGTATGGGTGGAGCACCAGAGTTCATTGTCACTAAGAACCGCACAGATACTGCCTCTTGGCCCTCATGGCATATCGACTATAACAATGCTACTGGTACAATATATTTCAACGGTACTGGTGCTGTTACTACCGACGCCACAAAATACGGTGGAACAAGTGCTGTTGCTCCTGACGCTACTAATTTTTATGTAGGCACTAACAACGAAACGAATGGTAGTGGTGATGATATGATCCATTATCTTTGGCGGTCTGTTGCTGGGGTCTGCAAAGTTGGGTCGTATGTCGGGAATAGTAATGCTGATGGCCCGTATGTTGACTGTGGTTTCAAGCCGCGTTGGATACTAATTAAATGCTCCAGTTTTTCGGATGCTTCCCACGAATGGTTTATGTGGGACACAGAGCGTTATGGCTACAACGGAACGATGACAGCTGCGGGAGCAAATGGGGGGCATTTAGAACCTAACACCGCTGATGCAGAAAACACTTCTGACCTAGCAAATCCCGCATTAGATATTCTTGCATCGGGATTTAAGATACGCGGAAATGGTGGTCCATATAATGGTAGTGGGCGCACTCAAATCTATGTCGCCATGGCTGACGTTGCTGGGGGCGGTCCCACTTTACCACCTGTACCGGGGAGATAATCATGTATGCACTTGTTGAAAATAATGTACCGCGCAAGGCAAGTTATAACGCCATCCGCGACCACCTGAAACTGCAAGGCTCCAACCCTTCACGGGAGACTTTCAACCGCTGGAGCGAGGTCGAGAAGAACGGCTTCGGTATCTTCACAATCGTGGATATCAAGGCTCCACTGGATAAATACCAGTACCCCGTCGAAGGTCCGTTGGCGTTTGACGGGGTGCGGGTGACACGGACATTCACCGCGACAGACATTGATCTTGGTATTGCGAAGGGGCAGGCGGTTGTCGCCATGCTTGCGAAGCAGGATCAGGCGCTGACCAGCAGCACGTTCGCCATGCCTGACGGGACGGCAGTCTCGATGAAGCCTGAGACCCGGTCACTGGTCGGGCGGGGTGCCACCTCTGGAAAGAGTGCAATCAAGTGGCGGGTGTACAACATCGGGTCTGGGTCGTGGGAATGGAAGACCCTGACCAAGCCGGAGGTGGCGGCGATCAGCGATGCTATTGATGATAAGATCGAGGCAATCCAGAATAATGCGGAGGCTCTGGAGATCGCCATTAATCAAGCAGCCGACTTGGCTGCGCTCCGCGCAATCGACATCAACACGGGCTGGTAACGGAGAGCATAATGGAACCCCCAGCACACAAGTCTTCATCAGGATCGGCAGTGGTCGTCGCGTGGCGCGGCCTCAAAGCGGATGGGGAGACCCCTGCCAGCATGGAGGCCTTCGCCGGTAACCGCCGGGCGGTTCAGGTTGAGGGCGACCTTGCTGGCGCGACCCTCAATATCACCGGGTCCGCTGACAACATACACTTCCACTGTTTACCAGCACGACCTCTGGCAGTGAAGACTTTAGACCGCAAGCAGGATCGCCTCTGCTTAATGCTGGCCGTCCAATAAGGTCTGCATAATGGCAGAGCCTAATTACATACCTAATATTGGTTTGCCGGGGAACCCCTCCACGACGAACTATGACACTATCGAAGATGCTAAAGCTAACATTGGGCCGTATGGGTTTGTGACGGCGGCGGCTGGCGGCACCCCACCTTCCTATCCTTTGAACTCAGTCATCAATTTAGTGGGGGTATAATGAATGTCGGATGACCTAACTCCCGCCCAGCGGAAACTGCTGGATGATCTGATGGAACGCCACGACGAGTTGCTTGAATTGGTTGAACAGCAGCGGCGCTACGCTTGGTTGCGTACTGTTATTCGAAACGCGGCGGCGTGGATCGCGGTTGTTTTGGGTGGTGGTATCGCTCTCTGGACAGTCTTTCAGAGTAGTATAAAGGCGGCGTTAAAATGAAACATAAGATCAACAGTGTAGTGGTACAGGCCGCCAAGGTTATGGTGGCTGGTTGGTTGGTAACGCTGGCGGTGCTCCTGTATCTCGATCTCCGGGAGCCGTGGGAAGAGTTGAGCGGGTACATTCCCGACGGTGTGTATGCTCCTTGCCAGATCGTCCCGCTCAACATCCAGTATAAACGTAATTACACCCCTGACATCGAGAGCATCGAGCGCACGATCATAGGCCCTGACAGGATACGGCGAACAGCCGAGAGCATTACTGTACCCGGACAAAACAACGCAGCGCCGCCTAGTGCGGATGGGGAGGCGACGTTCTACTTCAAGCTACCTTGCGTCAATATGGTTCCGGGTGAGTATAAATATGTTGGCGTCGTGGAATACCAGAAGCACATACTCCCCAATACCCGGATCAAAGTTCCGCCCGGTGATGTCCGGTTTACGGTAGGGTGGTGACATGGACGGCGATGGGATCAGATTGGTTGTGTTGATAGGGGGCGTGATCGCCACCATCGGGTTCAACATCGGGCTGGTGGTATGGCATGGATCGAAGCTGGTCACCAAGATTGAGAGCCTGACCCGCCGAGCAGAGCGGTGCGATAAGAGCAGCGACCGTCTGTTTGAGAAGACTGACCAGATTGAAGTCAGGCTGGCGGTGATGGATAAAACCCTCGGCCCCATCAGCCAACTCAACAGCATCGAGGCTGTCGAGAGGCGCATCACCAAGATGGAGAATATGAGCGTGCGACTGCAGCACATGGAACGTAAACAACATAGAGGAGGCTGATATGGCCACAGTCCGCAACAGTGTAAAGAAGCGAAAAGCTGGTTGACCTCCGACACTTCAGCCCGGAGGAACTCCGGTGCCGGGGCTGCATCAAACAAGGGCGGTGCCACCGTGACCCCTACGGATACCAGCCTGATGCCGCCAAGCTGCTGGATTACATTCGGGAAGATATGGGCCACGCTCTCATCATCAACAGTGCCTACAGGTGTGCATACTGGAACAGCGCCGTGGGAGGGGGAGTTCGGTCAAGGCATAAGGTGGGGGATGCGTTTGACATCTCTCTCCGAACGGTCAAGGACAAGACCCGATTAATCAGCAGCGCCCGGAGGGCCGGGTTCACAGGCTTGGGATACTACCAGACATTCCTGCACGTTGACACTGGACGCGCACGCTGGTGGTTTGGAAAGGGAGGACAGAAGATATGGAATGGCTTGATCTGATAGGCAACGCCGCGACGGGTGGTTTGCTAGGTGTGTTTGGCTCTGTCATCGGCGGGGTCACAAAGTATTTTCAAAAGAAGCAGGAGATCGAAGAGGCTGGCCGGGAGCGATCCCATGAGTTAGCGATGATCGAGATGGAGATGAAGCGTGGGGCCAGCGAGACCGAGAACGAGTTGAAGATCATCGAGGCTGGCGTGGCCGGGAATATCAGGGAGGCGTCCTATACCCTCCCTGTCGCCGTCAGCGGGGCCAGCGTGTGGGTCAACAACATCCGCAGCCTGTTCCGCCCCTTCCTCACCTTGGCTCTGTGGGGCCTCCTGACGGGCGTTGTGGTCATGGTCCTGTATGGAGATCGCCTGTCTGACCTGTTCGTGGAGGGTGAGTTGAGCGACTTGATCAAGTACGTTGTTCAGTCTATTGTATTTGCGGCATCCACTGCCACCATGTGGTGGTTTGGCGACCGGGCGTTAGCCCCGCCCGGAACCAAGGATCGCTAGTACTCCCTGAACCAACAACTGAGAACGCCCGGCATCGGGCCGGGCGTCTTTTTTATGTTTGGGGTGGCGGCGATAGTCGGTCGCCTTCTTGTGGCGCATGACCCACTTGCTGCGGTATGTGCCTCTAATCTTGGTTGAAGATTTCATTGACCCTCTCCCGTATCTGTCTCGCCTGTACATCCTGTATGCTATCCCGCATACGAGGGGAGGCCGCCTTGTAGACCCTCTGCAGTATGGTCATGAACCGGATGGCCTGATCTTCGAGGCAGTTGACCTCATTGGCCTCGGACCCGTGCGCCACGTTCAGTGTGATGGCGTTGGCCAGCAACATCATCAGGGGTGTGGTCATCTCCTGCGGGGAGAGCTTGTAGCCCTTCCCGATGTTAACTGTCTCAACCAGCAGCGCCGTGAAGGCTGCCTCCTGATCCGCGGTGTGTAATTTTTTACCCATAGTCCTATTCCTTTCCCTGTCTGGGTTACAAGTATGTCACTGAACGAAGCGTGCCGATAGTCTCTCTGGTAACGCCGCAGCCCTGCCACGTTCTGGTGGGCCGGCTGTTGGACTGTTCATCCATAGCCTTCCAGCCTGTCGCGATCTGGCTCATGATCTCATTGACGTTGTTGGTGCCGAGGATTTCTTTGGCGGCTGCCCGGTCGTACCGGCAGTTCATAAGGATGTCATACAACAGAGCGCCACGATCCCGGCGGCGGTTGGTAAATTTCAAGCGGCACTGCTGGCCACAGAATTTTGCCTCAACCTTCTTTGCGGTGAAGGCTGCGCCACATTCCTTGCAGGTCTTGTTGTACATGGTAAGCTCCAAAAAGTATGGGGGCCGGATTGCCCCGTCCCCCAATACATAGTGCCACTACGCTTTACTTTCAAGATATTTTCTTCTTTTTCTTTCGATGTATTGATCGATGTAGGGCCTTTCCTCTGCCGGTATCCAGTATCGAACCTGAATTAAACCGTCCTTTGCGCGGCGTTCCCGGAAGCGTTTGTCCCGCTCCATCTGCAACGCCATCTCCCGGCGCTTTTTAAGTTGCTCCTTTGTCAGAACCATTGAGCATCTCCTTCATGACATCTGCTGATACCTGAGCCTTGAGCCTACTCTCCAGCTCAAGGTCATGCGCGTTGCGCCTATCGATAATCATGCACATTGTCCGGGCATACCCGGCGATGTCAATGATACTGTCGAGGTGGTCTGGGCTGTGGATCAGCCGTGCTACCTTCACACAGATCATCCGCAGGGCCTGCCTCAACTCCGGGTCCTTGCACTCGCTCACCACGGCGATCAGGGCAGATGCCCGGCGGAAGTCGTCCGATGGGTGGCCGTAGTGTGGCCCCCTCTGCTGGGTCACTGAACGTATTGCAGTGTCGAACGCTTGTTGTGCTTTGTTCATTCTCTTTCCTTTCTAAAGGGGCGGCTGCAAAAGCGCAGCGGCCCAACCATGTACAAGTCTCTGGCCAGCGGCAGATCATCGGACCCCTCCCGACCGTTTACAAATCTCGGGCCAGCGGCGCAGCCGGACCTCGCGGAACCACCCGCCCTCCCTGACCTTCAGCATCCACTCGATCAGCCGGGCCTTGTTCGCGATAGGCTCGGCGGTTTTCCGAGCGGCCCAACGCCTGTCTATATGATCCTCAAGCATCAGTCGTCCCCTTCAATCATGTCGCAGAGGGTGTTGGGGATGTCCACACCAGCCGAGTGGATGGCATCTTCCTGCCTGTGCAGCAGGCTCTGCATCTTCATGACGATGTCTAGCGCCCCGCCTGTGGCGATCTGGGACAGCTTGCCCAGCTCCCGCTGGAGGTTAGCGTTATTGTCCAGAGCAGCGCGGCGCTCGTTGTCGGCCGCATCCACGTTCTGGACAAAAGTCTTGAGCGTGCCGGGGTCAACCTCCTCGGCCTTGTTGCGCAGGAACTGGATGTGTTTAACCAGATCGGTGGGGTGCGCAATGACCAGACCGAGTTCAATATCGGCGAGGTCATTGTCACTGACACGGTCGGTGTCGTTTAGGTCAAAGCTGCTCATTGGTAATCTCCTTGATGCGTGTTTCACTCATTATGCTTACTGTACGCAGGAGGTCGACAGCCTCCTGCCTGCTGCGGTGCCGGGTGGCAGGGGACCATTCCCCTGTCCGCCCGTTGCGCACCTCAATTACGAAAACTGTTTGATGCACTCAGGTCCAATCCCATTCTGGATGCTGTCAGGGTGGGTCAACTCACGACCGCAGCGGCAGCACGATCCGCTATGTGCGATCTCCAGATCGGCAGGGATTTCGCCCTTGACCAGCTGGCCGATGGTCCAGCGGAAAGCCTTGAATGATGGGGTCTCCCCGATCCCCGGCTTGCGGCGGTTGGGTGCGAGGTGCAGGCTCTCCATCATCAGGGTGCCGATGAAGGACCAATCTTCCCAGTTCGATGGGGAGCCTGTCAACAGCTTCACAAAGGCGGCATCCGCATTATGGTCGCGGACCTTACCGCCACGGTCAGTGGTCTTGGTAGGTTTCTGAACCTTGAACGTGAAGTGCTTGCCTGTCTTCCTAGATGTCAGGGTGACGGTTGCGTTGCCGCCAGTCATGAAAGTCAATGCGTCTTTAGCGTCGGTGAACATGATGTAATCTCCTGTGCCTCATTGTTGAGAGCTATACATAGTGCCACTACGTCCACGGTGCAACCCCCCACCCGAAATTATTTTTACAGCTCACCCCAATTATTCCCGACGCCGCCCTCGACCAGCCCCTCGACAGGTGCGCCGGGGAACACATCGAGGTACGCTGCAACCATATCATGCTCCATTAACTGCAGGACCTTATCGGCCTTCTGATTAATCACCTCGTCTATCAAGGCATCATGGATGGTGGATAGCATAAGGGCTGACTCGGGACCCCAGCCACGGCGGACGGCGTCCAGCGTGATCTTATGCCGGTAGATAGCCCTTGCCATGATCGACAGGGCCGCCCTCTGCACGGGATAGTTTGCGCACTTGGGTAGGTCCGGCCTCTTCCCCATGTAGATGGTGCCGCCATCCACCATGCGGATCGACCGGGTCCTGAGCGCCTCATCCATCATGGTGTTGCGCAACTCAAAGGCAGCCTTATATCGGTCGGCCCAGAACTCGATGTATGCCTGCGCCTTATCTATGGTGGTCTTCATGGTGGCGGCCAACCCGGTTGCGCCGGACCCGTAAATGATACCGAAGCTCACGGCCTTTGCGTTGGTGCGTAGGGCCTTGCCTTCTGGGGTAGACTTGTCGATCTGATACCCGGCCCCGAAGCTGGCGACCTCAGCGTGCAGGTCACCGTGGACACAGTCGTGTAGCAACTGGGCATCACCCGACAGCAGGGCCAGCACCCGCAGCTCGATCCCGCTGTAATCGAGGGAGACCAGCTTGCGCCCCTTCTCGGCGATGAACGACCGGCGGATCGACATATCCTCAATACCGAAGAAGTCAGCCTGATTACGCGGCATCTGCTGGAGGTTGGGTCCGCTCGAAGAGAACCGGCCTGTCTTGGCAGCGCCTATGTTGAACCGGGCGCGGACCCGGCCATCGTCATGCCTGCTATTGATCAGGCTGTCCCCGAAAGAAGAGATATACTTCTCGATCTTTTTGTATTCGGACAGGCTGTCGCAGAGCTGTGCCAGTTCAGGCCACGCCCCCCGGACGTGACCCGCGATCAGCATCAAGGCTTCGCGGGTGATCTGCAGCTGGCCTGTCTTCTCAGTACGCGGCCACCCGGACAGCAGCTGGTCCTGCCCTTCCAGCGCCACCAGAAAGAAGTCATTCCATTGTGTGTTGCTGTTCAGGTTAGGCACCTCGCTCTGGTCAACCATCTCACGCAGGGTATCGACCCTCTCGGCCAGCATCTGCCTCCAGCGGCTGACTAGTTGGGCATGGGCGTGCGGGTCCAGTTTCATACCGGCCTCTTCCATCTCGATGACGGCGGGGACCATGTCGTTGAACATATGCGCGGCGTCCCACTGGTGGGGGTCCATCTTCTCATTCCAATACTGGAACAGCCGCCACGTCACATCGGCGTCATCGAAGGCGTAATCCCACTGACTGTCTGTCAGGACCTTGGCCCCCCAGTTACTGGCCTGTTCATCTTTCGCGATGTCTTCATCGAGATCGAACTTGGCCATCAATTTCAGGGACAGACCGCCGCCCCCCAACACCGCCTTGCGCATGTTGAGGACGTCGAAGATGTGGGGGCTGGCTCCGGCATCCTGAAACCAGCGCAGCTCAAACCCAGCGTTGAACACCATCCACTTGGTGCCGGTCTCGAACAGGTGGGCGACTGCCCGGAACCCACCCTTGATCTTGTCGAAGTCCACCACGCAGTGCACCTCATCGGAACACAGGCTGACCAGCCTGACCCTACCGTCCCGTGGCCGCAGGGATGTTGTCTCGAAATCCAGAGCGCAGTGGACCTCAGCCTGCTTGATTATTTTTTCCAGTTCCTTTTTGGAAGTGATGCGTTTATAATGCCGGGGCATAGTAGTAATCTCCATATACAATGCGTTGGGTAGAAAACCCCCGCCTCTCCAGTGAGGCGGGGGTTCTTCTTTAGGCGGCCATATTTTTCAACTGGGCCTTGGTCGGGGCCTTCCCGGCCAGAGCGTCGTCAAGAGACAGGCCGACGTCAGCCAGCACCACACTGACCTGCTCCTCTGTCAACCAGCCCTCGATGGGGAAGATAGGCTTCCAGTTGGTGATACCATGAGCATCGAACTCCTTCTTGTCGCAACGGAACACCGGGAAGTGTGGCTCACCCACCTTGGCCCGTGTGGTGGATGCCTTGACCAGATCGTCGACACTGTTCCGGCCAGACTTGCTGTCGGTCGAGAACTCGTACGTCGTGTCCGGGTCATCGAACCCGGCAAGCAGGAACCCGGACATCTCACGCCAGCCCTCACCAGTACGCTCATTGTACGGGCCGTGATCGTTCAGATCCTGTTTCTTGACCCCTTTAGTCAGGGTCTCGGCAACGAACCACTTATGCTTCTCGATAGGCTCTTTACCCTTCCAACAGTTCCAGCCGCGCAGGACATACTGAAAGTCCATAAAGAACAGACGTTCTGGATCGATGTCGTCCTTATCCTTTCCGACATTGTACCGGCCTGTCCTACCAGTGAAGTGTGCATAGGTGACGCCGTCACCACCGCCCCCAGTAGCCAACCCCTGCATTCCTGCCTCGACCAAGGCGGCAGCGTCCGCTGCATCCATGTTTGCGATCTGGCCTGTCGGCCCTGACTTCATTAAACTACCCATAACCGTAATATCCTTTCCGGTTTCCGTTATGCAGCTTCGCTGCGTTTCACTTCGAGCCTGACGCTGGGTGCGCCCTGCTTCTGATAGGGCGTGAGATCGACACCGGCAGCGATTGCCTTCTTGGTGTCGTATGTGGTCCGCCCGGCCACATTCTTGAGGGAGACAGTGAAATCACCGACCGGCAGGCTCTGTACACCCCGCTGTTCCATCTCGGCCATGATCTCTGCCTTGGCCGTATCCATCTCCGCCTTGGCCATATCAGCCAGACGTTTGCTGTCATCATAATGGGCGAGGATAGAGTGGAGGTTCGACCCCCGGTTACCCCGGCTTGGACCCGCCCGATTAATCGGACCCGATACAGAGACCCCACACTGCTCTTTAAAAGGGCAGTAGCGGCAATCCCCCGTCGTCTTGCCCTCGCGATCCAGCCCGTCCACAGACCGGGACTTTAGGACCCGCTTTGCCCTGCGTGACATCTGCTGCAGGATGCGTGGGTTCCGCTTGGTCTCAAACTGGTGCAACACATTATAGTTCGAGGCGTCGATGTATAGGATGATACCGCCCTGCACATCGAGCAGCGGGTTATGGTTGGCCAGCATCTCGACACCAATCGAGTTCTGGGTCACATGGGCATCCCGTGGGAGGCGGTCTGTATTGGTGCGGGGATCGATGGACTTGATCTCCAGCACCCAGAGGCCGCCGTCTGCGCCATAATCCACGATGCCATCAGGGGTACAAGACAGCATCAGGTCGTCGTCCTGTATGGACAGCTGCCCCTCACCTGCGGAGCGCAGTGGGATGTTGGCCGCGACAAGGCTCTCGACCACATACTTTTCCATATGGGTCCCGCGCCGGGCATAACCCCAGTCCTGCTCAGGCTGGTCCTTGACGTTGCGTTGATACCACTGCTTGCGGATGCAGCCTGCGATCTCAGAGGCGTTGCCATAGGCGTTGCGATCATAGTGACCAAACTTATCTTCGGCGGCTTCGAGGGCATCGCGCCCTCTCAGCACAGCAGCTTTCATATCAGGTGTTTTTGTCATTGTTTGCAGCCTTTCGTTTTTCGCTGTCCAGATTGATGATTTTTTTACGGATCGGACACCAGAACACCGTGCCGTTCTTAACCCGCATGACAGTGTGGGCGCGTTTACCTGCACCAAACAGATGCAACGCCAACTCCTCGTTGGTGAACTCTGGGTGAACCTTGGACGCAACCAGTATGCGGTCAATATCCACCTTGGTGGTCTTGGTCCGGCCCCATGACTTACGCCGTTTCTGTTTCGCCTCCGGCATCAGGTCGAAGCGGTCCAGTAAAGACAGCACGTCCTTCACACTGACACCCGGCACAGTGAATTTATCAGTCAGCTCAAGCGCAAATTGTGTGGGGTTTGAGCCATACTCATATGCGACGGCAGCCTCATATGTGTCATGTATGGTGCCATCAGCGGCG